ATCTTTGTACAGTTGAATGTGATACACTCATCTTCTGGCGACCATGTTTCAATCGTAAAAGCTGCGTCTGCAGCATCAAGAATACCTTTTGCAAATCTTGCTTCACCTGTACTATCTGTTTGATAAGGAGAAAATACGGGTATTTCGTACTCTTGTGCTATACTTTTTAAAGTTTTACTAACTTCAATTTGTTCTGTCCAATCATAGTGTCCTGACCTGTTAGGTGCATTGTGGCGTCGTACTTGATTTAGATAATCTACTATAATAACTCCGATATTATTCTGAGATACTTTAGTTTCTAGTTCTTGGCGAATCCTAGATAAACTTAATAGAGGATCATAAACCACATCTAATTGTCTGTCTTTAGTGAGCTTTTTCTTTGTTGTTAATTCTGAATGAAACGAATCGAAATCTCGTTTATCATAATAACTTGGTAAAAGTTCTTCTCCACCCTCGAAACGACCTGCCCACCAACCCGCTACTTTATTCCATTCATTTTCAGATAGGTTTCTAGTAATGAGTCTGCCAATCGGGACGCTAGTCCCTAATGAACACATTCGTTGTAAGATGGCTCTACTGTCCATCTCGATTGTGAAGTAAATAGAACCTCTTCCCGCTTCATAAACATTGTTTGCAATGTTTACACAAGTGAAAGTTTTACCTGCTCCTCTACGACCACCTACAAGCACCAAGTCTCTGGGAGAGAACTTCATTTGTTGGTCATAATCTTGATTTAAACCAAGAGGTAGATATTTTTTAATTTCTGACTCTGATTCAAATAGATTTATTACTTGCATATTTTCTTCTGGTGGCTTAAGGTCAACCCTTTCGCCAACATCTAATACTATCTGTTGTAATGCTTCAACATTTTCCTCTGCTGAGGAGATAGCTACGGTTTTTTCTATAAAACCATCCATTTCATCTAGGATTTCTACTTGAGTATATTCGTTCTTTAGATACTCTAATAGTATCCAAGCATCTACATCTACTTCTACTGCCTCTATAGCAAAAATCTTTTCCTGCAGCTTTCTATCCCTTATAGAGAGTTTTAAGTCCTCGAAGGTTGGTAGCTGAGTAAAATTTTTGACGTGAGTAGCTATTACACGGTGAAGTGCCTGATATTCAGCTGTAAGGTAATTTTCCCGAAGGTTACCCCAAGTATCATGATCTTCTTGCGTAATAATCTGTTTCAGCAATGCTGACGTTAAATTCAAATTCTATCTCCCAGATAAAAAAGGTAAGTATGGGAGTGACCGTCAAGCGGTGTTGCCATACTTACCCATTATAATGAAACTTAACTAGAAGCTTTTTCTTTTCTAGCAGCACCATCGTAGTCTGTGCATGTTAAGCCACGTCTTGTCAACATAGTTTTCACGCCTCGTACGGTTTTGCCAATTTCATCAGCGATATCAGCAACATTCATGTTGGTAACATCTACTTCAGACAAAGGATCGGCTTTTGAAGAGCCTTTTGTAACCTTTTGTCTAGGTATAGCGTTAATATCGCCAGACCTTAACAAGCTAAGAGCTTTTCCTCTTATTGAATTTACAGTCTTGCCAAGTGCTTCTGCGATTTCTTCTACAAATGCACCATCATTTACCATAGTGGTAAACGTAGCTTCTTCTTCGGGAGAGTAAGTTCTGACTGATTGAGGTTTCTCAGCTGGTTTTACATGAGAAGTAAGTTCCATTGAAAGGATCTTCCCTTGTATTGATTTTGCAGAGAATGCGCCGTCTTCGAAAGAAGCAGCGATATCTGCGTAAGTGTACTGACCATCGTTGTCAGTAACAAATTGTGATAGAGTAGCCTCTTGATCTTCACTGAAAGTTCTGTGAGATACTGAAGATGCTAATTCTACATCATAGCCCATTTTTCTAAGTTTACTAGATACTGAGCGAGTTGATGTTTCTAATTCATCAGCTGCGCTAGCAACAGTAGCTTGAGAGATAGGGCTTTCTGAACCTATAAAGTCTACTAGACTTGCGGTTCTTTCATCTGTCCATTTGGGTAATGCCATGATATTTTTTCCTATTTAAATAAATCTTTAAGATTTGTTATTATTGTTGTGCCCTTATCTCGGGCGGTTTTTGTTTTTGCGGATTCTATACCGCTCTCGTTAATAAGAATAGTTACATCTTTAGTTAAACTGTTTTTTACTAAGTAACCGTGTTTCTCTAATTGAGCTTTTGCGGCTGCTTTTGTTTTATAACTTTTTAACTTTCCCGATATACATACTACCCCTTTGTTGGCTGTGTCTTTGAATTTTAAATTTGTAAGTTGTTTCCATTTAAAAGGTAATCTATCATATCCGTTAGTAAATTCTTCCATTAACCAGTCTAGCAAATTATCTGTTGCTTTTGGACCGAGACCTGCTTCTTTGCATTTATCTTCGTCAATTTCTGTAATACATTTTATGTGTGAACATATCTTTACAGAAGCGGTTCTTCCAATTAACTTTATAGAAAAGGCAGGTAATAAATCTACTAAATCAGTCTTTTTACTATTCTGTATCTCTCTATATAATTTTACTGCTAATTTCTCGGAGTTTAAAGCAACTATCATCATTTCTAGTGGTAGTTGGTATAGATCAAATATTGAAGTAATCTCTAGTTTTTCTACTGTTCGAGGTCCGAGCCCCTTTATTCTAAGAGTCTTTGCAAAGTGTTCAACCATCTTATGTGTCCTACCACCACAGTTGGTGTGTACGCAAAAGAGTTGATCTTTTTCCCACTCTAGTATCGAGCCGCAGGCTGGACAGTTTTGTGGTGGTAAAATTTGTTGCATAGCTTCTTTCATTTTTTTATATACATATATTATAACAAAAATCGGGTGCCATGTCAAGAACTATTTTTTGGAAAGTCCCGAAGAATGAGCGAATCAATTTTGAAACACTCTGTGTAACCTCCAAACTTAATTTTTGGCACAAAACTTTCATGTTTATATTTTTCATGTAAATCCTGTTCAATTTTCCATACATTATAAAGAGTATCGTGATAAGTTCTTTGAATACGAATCTCATATCCTTTGAAACCATGACTACGCTTTATAATGTGTCGATAATCTTTGCCAGAGGCTATTCCGACCTTGATACATTCTCTGTGCCAAGTCTTTTTATTAACCAAGATAACTCCATACAAAACTCCATCCCTTTCTCCTTCGAAGGGGTGATTATCAAAATAAGTTTGATTGTATATTCCTGACATAAATATTCCTCTTAATTCCCTAATCCAAGGGCTGTTCTGTAGAAATCGTTTCTTCTTTAGATAAGTTAAATTATCTTCCCAGCCGACTCCTGTTACTGGATTATAGAAATTATACTTCATTTCTTCTCATAATCCTGCCATAGATACAAGACTAAATTTAGGTTTTTCACTTTCTATTAAAAGTTTTTCATATTTTGTAATAATACTTTTAGGCAGTTCACACCATGAAAAGTACCAATTATCTATAGTAGGATCATACTTGTACATTTTTGTAGCCGCAGAGCCGGGACTATGAGATTTAGGAATACCCTTTCTATTCATAATTCCTTTATGTCTGCTCTTTCTACCTGAAAGATTTCCCTTTCCTATAACCAATGCAGTAGTAAGATCTTCTACATGGAATATTTTATATACTCCAGTCTTACCAGTACCTCTTGGTAGGTCTTCTGTTAATGGGATTGGTTCATACCAATCAGGCTCTAAGCCTTTACCAATCATAGAATCAAGTTCTTCTATATTAGAAAAATTTTCTTCAATTTGCTCTTGAAGGGCTTGTTGATATATACTCATTCTAAATCAAACATTCCTCTTTTTTTAATAAGCGTTTTTAAATATAAAAATCCTATATAATACCATAATGTAGAAACATAACTCATTCATATCCTCTATGTTCGTATATATCCATAGATTTTTGTTTTGGTTCCTTGTACTCTCTGCCTCTAATCCAATTACCACAACAATCGCAAACAAATGGCTCAGCCAAAAGCGACTCTGAATGGTTATAATTGAAATTAATTTGAGTTCCTGAAGGGATTAAAGTAGTAGCTACTAATACGGGGTACGGATTTCCTATAGCCATGCTTGTAAGAGTACCGCTTATTCTAGAATACCAAGGCACTACACCCTGTTCTCCATCTAGGTTTTTTACTGCAATCATCAATAAGGTGTTTGCCTCACAATGATGATTTACATAACCACCATAAGCGGAGTGTATGTGTCTTTCACCTACCTGTATAGAAGCTCTTGTAGGTTTCTTACTATACTTTCCATGTAGTTTTACTACTATGCTTCCTGCAGGTAAATCTACTGTTGCATAAAGTCCGTGTGATCCGTTTGTTTGTTGTACTTCGTATGGTAATTTCATTTTTACATCCCTATTAGTGAGTTAATTATTCCCGTTAGTAATATAAAGCAGGCAACTACATTTAAGACTAAGATTGCCTTGTCCTTCCACATAACACCTATGCTAATCCAGCCTAGGCAACCAATAAAGGAAAGGCACATATCCGCGAACGGAAAATGACCTGTAGATCTAATAGCCATCGCCACTAATATAATTAATGACGATACCCATTTTATGTACCAATCCTTCGTTAGTTTTGGAGTTTTAAACTTTTTTACTGCTTCTTTCAACTTGTTAGTACCGAATTAATCGAACTAATAAATGCCCATATAAATATGAGTATTATTGAAATATTAACAAAAATGCTTATGTCGGTATTTTGACATTTCTCCAGTTTTTTTCTTATTCTAGTGCTCATTGATCTCTCTATCTGCTAGTTGTTGTATCTTTTCATTTTCTTCAAACATAATCCTAAAAATATCAAAATCGGGGACTGCTTCTGTAAGACAGTAATCCCTAATGTAAACTTTGTAGGCTCTATGTAGTTGTTCTTCTGTGTATAATACTAACACTAGTACACTCTCCTGACTATTCGGGGTATAATCTCACCACTTCTTATTACTTCTACTTTACAACCTATTTCTAGATTAAGGTTGTTTATATATGCCATGTTATGTAAAGTTGCTTTACTTACATTAGCACCATCGATGTCGACAGGTTCTAGAATACCTACTGGAGCGACTACTCCAGATTTACCTACATTCCAGATTACATCTACGAGTGTTGTTTCAACTCCTTTTTGTATCCGTTTCAAAGCGTAGGCAGCTTTGGGGTGATGAGAGGTGTAGCCCCAACCCTCAAATTCTATTTGAGAATCTATTCTACATACCATGCCATCAGTTGGAAACTCATGCCATTCGGAATCAATTATAGTATTGAATCCAGCTGTATTGAGCTTTTTCATTTCTTCTGACCAATTATCTTCCATTCCGGGCTGATTACCGTATGCTATAAAAGTTAAATCTCTATTCTTAAACTCGTTAGAGTCTTTTAAGTTAAGAGCACCTGCAGCATAGTTCCTTGAATTTTTAATTGATTTAGGAGCTACTACCTCTCCTGTTATTTGAGAATATGGAAAGTCTCTACCATGTTCAAAATTGTACTTTAAAGGTACAATATTTTTAATGTTCTCTGTAATATCTATTCCCTTCTTTCCATCTCCTCTGGTTACGCCTTTTATAAAGTCGCCTTTACAATAAGTTAGAGATACCGCTGCTCCGTCTAGTTTGGGAGTCCATATAGTTTTACCACTATATTCATATAATGGGTTCTTTTCTGCGTGTTCGTTTTCAAAAACTTTCTGAAGTGAGTACATTGGAAACATATGCTCAATTCTTCCACCCATAGTACCCACATCTTTATAATTAGCTATACTAGCTAATTTATCAAACTCTCTATCTGATATAAATGGTTCGCCCATATAATATGCCATAGAGGCTTCTTTTAGTAAATCTATTAAACTATCCATTCTGGTATCTCCCTGCTTTTCCATGAGAAAAGGTTATATTTATCTTCTGTGTAGTATTTTCTATACGCTACAACTGCGTCCTCATTTTTATACTGGTCAGGCATTGCCTGTGCAAAGGGAGTGAGTCCCCTTCTCGGTAAGTCTATATCTGGTAGTTTTAATACTACCTCTTGAATAGACTTATGTGATTTGCCACCGTATCGGTAGCCATACTCGTCATTGAGTGCAAGAGCTAAACAGTAGAGCCATTCGTAATTGTCAAGCGATTCCCTCACCCAGATTGTACAAGGGTGATTTGGCATTGCTGGTAAATAGGGGAATGGTCTATTAGTTAATCTTTTTGCATTTTTTAAGACGATAAGTTCTTCGGAAGTTAATTTTCTAGGTGTATAACCTATAAATCTTTGAATCCAATGAACAGTACATAACATCTGTGCTGACTCTAGTGGCATTTTTACTACATGCTTGTCCACATGACTCTCTGCGCATTTGTTAATATCGTTGTCTAATATAAAAATATTCATATGAATATTATACAGAAAAATTAGGGATTTGTCAAGTTGTTTTTTTAGTTAAGGTAAATTTCATCTAAAATATCTTTGAAGTGAGTTTCGAGTATCTGCTTAGCTTCTGCTAAGGATAATATCTCTACTAAACCCTCAAATAATGCTTTTGAGTTTTCAAAGTCTAGGGACATGGCTACTCCGTCTTTCGAAGGCTTAAAATCGCCATCGAAATCCAAGTAATACTTTCTAAGGTGTAGATACTCCACCCCCCTAAACTCATTGATTGTTAATCTTATTTGTTCTGTACCGCTTTCTTTTTCTGATATTACTTTCTCGTAGATTTCGGGAGCTTCATATATCTTCATCTCTTGTTCCTCAGTATCGACTGAAGGGGAACAATGTGTGTTACATTTGAAGGTCTTAATAATCTAAAAGAATCAGTATCCCAACAAAAAAGCAAAACAGTATCATGCGATTCTTTTGCTCTGTTCTTCTTTGTTTGAATATAATCATTATCAAAGTCTAAGGTACATACATTATATTTTAACTTTTTAGAATTTGTACTTCTATAAGTTATTACGGCATCGCCATATTCTTGGACTATGTCCTTGAATGTGCTTTTTTCCACTTAAATACTCCATTACATAAAGAAAACTCTTTCTGTCTGTAATGGTACGTATCTAGCTATTTAGTTTTTCTACTATGCCTGTAAGGTAAACTGCTGCTTTACCAGTTAGTTTACTAATAATACTTTCGTCTACTTCCATACCAGCGTCTGTTAAAGCTGCGCTTAATGCATCTTGTGCATCAGCTTTGCTTACTCGACCGCCGCCTGTAGAACCAGTACTTGTACTTTTACTTGCTGGTGTCTTTTTAACATATACACCTGCTCGTGTTAGTATCATTCTAACGCCATTAGGGCTCTCACCTAATTCGTCAGCTATTTCTTTGACCACTTCCATACTTGTGTCTGGAGTTGGTTCTGAAGCGGTATACATTTCAACTGCTTCTGCTTTGCTTTCATCTGTCCAAGCCATTCTTCTTCCTCGTTTTGTGCCCTTCCATCCAGCACAAGTGCCGAATTTGTCAAGCTGTTCATTATAAAATCTGTCGCCCATAAATTTTCCATTTATTTAATATATTATATAAGAAATTTAAGGATATGTCAAGAATTATTTTTTTGTTGCAATAAGGTCAGCTTTTAACTCTAAAATAAACTGATGTACTTGCTGTAGTTCTATATCTCGTATTATCCTACCTTTTTGATTTATTACATAGGTTTCTAGCCCAGTTAACTTTTCTGTTATTTGTTCTTTTGTGTGTATCACTTCTTTTTTCCTAATGCGTTAACATAGGCATCTACCCATCTATCCCTACTTTCATCATACAGTACGATAGGTACACCTATTATAGGTAAAATCACATTTATACTTAGAATATATACTATCATATGTAGTATTGGTCTTTCTAGCATAGAGTGTCTGGGAAACTTTGCTCTTAAAAGCCAAGAAACCCTACTCCATGTTCTAAATACTACCATAAGCCATGTTGTTATCCAAATAGCTGATATCCATTGCCACGTTGGCACGTCTGTTAATTCCATAAAATTTTCTCATACTTGCCCTTTCTGTTAAAATTTTCCTTTACCTTCTGTTTGTTCTAATTCATGCAGTAATATAACTGCATAGTGTATTATTTTAAAGAGATCCCGCTCTCTTGCTTCGTAATCCTTTCCTTTTTTTCCATAACGCTGTACATATTTTATTATGTTTCCTAAACAAAAGCCTTCTCCAAGTCCATTTGCATTTATAAACTCCGTTGCCTGTATAGCTCCTTGAGCATAGTGTTTTTCGTAGGTGGTAGCTATATATTCTCCAGCTCTACCTAACACTTGGTTTTCATTAAATGTGTGTTTTGATTTTTCCATTGGTTTATAGTTTATTGGGGGATTGTACACATCTTTAGGTGTTTTCTCCACTTCTCTCTCCTATAGTAGTCCGAACGCAGTCAAAGTGTCCCACAGTACATAACAGAAACAAAGCCAGAAGCCTTTTTTATAGAAATCATACTTTTGTTCAGTCATTGTGAGATTTTATTTCGTTATCGTTATTTTTCCTGCAAGTAAGCTCATCATTTAATGATTTTATTTTATCACTTGCAGTTGTTGTTAATATAAAAGGCACTAAGCCGTGTATAAAAATGATCATAGCTAACCAGTTAAACAAGCAAACATATTTAATACAGCACCATAGATGCTGTAAGTAGGTTTCACCTGTTTCTTCTAGGTGTTTGAAGTTCATTTTAAATAAATACTATAATGATTGTCTTTTCCTCTGCTTTTGTACCTATCTTGTAACCATTTAAGGTTTTTTGTGTAATAAGTTTTAAAGTCTTTATAAGGCTGTTGTCCACAAGACCACCTTTCTTGACAGTTTTCATCAAACATAAGCCTACACCAATTCATAAACTCAATCTTTTCTATTTCATTTTTCATATTTATATTATACTAAATTTTGAAAGACTTGTCAAGAACTATTTTTTGCTTGCTCAATAAAGTTCTTTTCATTAAAGCTCGCAAATAGAGTAAACCTATATTGAGGCGCATTATGTGATGAAGGTCTTATTGTGTGTGGGATATTTCCGTCAAAGAATACGATTCTTCCCGGCTTAAACATACTTGTATATTTAACCTCTGTTCCTAAGTCATTAAAGAAAAGTGTTTCACCATAATACTCAGGCTTCCACTCCATATTTATATAATAGAGTAGGTTGTATTTTTGTGGGTGGGTGTGTTGAAATTGAATCGAAGAAGGAACAGCTAAATTGATTGTAGCCGATACAAAACTTAAGTTTTTTAATTTATTTCTTAGTTCGTGGTTTTCTATCCTATTAACCAAATCTAGCTGCCCCCATTTTTTTGCATTTAACATATGATGCAAGCAAGGGTACTGTCTGTGTTCAAACACAGAGCTGTCGTCCCAACCTATCCCATACTCGGCTGTGATAGCCATTAAGTATAGATCAGATCTTAAATCTTCTGGTAGCGTATTATCGTATGACTGAATCATCTACATTATTATCTAAATAATTATAGACGTCAGCTACTGTATGTAGTTCTGTCGCAATATCATCTGGTATCTCTATACCAAATGCATCTTCAAGCTCTAGAACAAGTTCTACTGTATCTAGGGAGTCTGCTCCCAAGTCATTCATAAAATTACTTTTCATATCTATATCCATTGAATCTATGCCCATAGAATGAGAAATTATTTTTATTAGTTGATCTTTCATTTTTAGTTTCCTTACTTACTGTTAATTTTATCTTTTGCTGTTCCTGCATAGAGTCCGAACCAAGCTGCGCCTGCTCCTACTACTATTGAAATCAGCCCTGATTGTTCTAATGTGGGAACGTCTAGGTCCATGAACCAGAAGGTACAGTAATATAATAAATACATATATACTGATAAGAACATTCTTGGAAAAATTCTCCAAGAGTCTATCATGTTAGAAAACCATATTGCCTTTTGCCAAGGATTTTCTGGTTCTAAAGCCATTTCCATTTCCATTATTTTTGATTTTAATTCGCCAATCTCGGAAACCATAGCCATAAATTTGTTAAGGTCTATCTCAACTTCATTGCGACTCATGTCTCCAGCGAATTGTTCACTAGGTTGTGCCATTTTTGTTCTCCCGAACAGCTCTGTCGAGCTACTTTGTCATAAATGACTTTTCATATCCAATATAAATTTATACTTAGGATCTTCTAAATCTATCGGTTCTATTTCTATTGAATAAGGTTCTTTGCCCTTTGCCATAATACGCCCTAAAGTGAGCTTTTCTTCATTATCCCACTCACATATAATTTCTATCTTGTAAACTTGTTTTTTCATGTTGCTATTTTAATTAATAATGTTACAGAGGTTACCATTCCTATACCTAATATAAGAAATACCCATCCAATATGAAACTTTTTGTGCATTATTCTATACCATAAAGACTTTTTCTCTTTTCCATCAAATATAATGCTGGGATCTAAGACTATAAGTTTTTCACTATTCTCTAGAGGTTCTGCAGGTATAGGTATTTCTAAAACATGAGGAGGGTATGTGTTAGGTTTCTTCACCATGAGCCTCTCTCTGCATTATCTTTTGAAATTGGTGGAGCTGTTCCTGTGTCATGTTCTTCTGAGTTTTTCAACATTGTAAAAGCTTCCGCTATATATTCTTCTAAGGTCATGCCTCTTTCTTCTGCGTGTTGACCACACATTACTATGAAGTTATCTGGAACTTCCATCTCTTGACCTTTATACTTAAATATCATTTATTTACCACTTTGTTATTATTGCAAATAATGCCCATATTGGCACTATTGCATATGCTAGAAAGAATAGTTCAAATAGTCCCATTACTTTCTCCTGCAAATAGCTGAGCCTCTGCTTCTCTACGCTTTATTAAACCATCTAAGACAATACCATTTGCTTTATTCCATCTTCTCATTTCATCTGGAACTAGGTCATACCTACCTTGATTTAGAACTTTCAACATACCTGAGTTCTTTAGATTGGTTGGTCCGAGGTTGTATGTCCATGATACTAAAGCATCAAACTGATGCTGATATAGTGGGACAGTTACATAGCTCTTTACATAGTTTTCATACTCTACTAATTCTTTTCTGAGCATTCTGTAGCCTTGAGCAGCTGATATAATATCTGTTGGTTGAACATTTTTGGTATGTCCGTAACCGATAGTCCAAACCCCTGCTGCATCTTGATATGCGTGTGATTTGAACCCTTCAAAATTTCTTATTGTTTCTGTGTTTTTTATGTCTTTTACCATATTTATTACTAATAGTGTT